TTCGAACTCAGGCGCTTCGGATTGCGGTGCTTGATAAAGCTGCAATTCGGTTTGCGTGTGAGCATCACCGAATAGGTCAAACGGGTTTTGTGTGTTCATCGAGTCCATCCGTCCCTAAAGGGGGTAAATGTTAAAATTCATCAAGAAGTGGTTGAATTGCTTCTCTTACGTTTTGCTTTCGGTGCATGGCTATCACTGCTGTACCGACAATCATGAACAGCCAAGCGAAGATGAAGAGGAAGCAAAGGCCAACTGCGAAGCCAATGAAAAACAATGCGTCTGCTGAGCTCATTGTCTACTCCTTATGTGGTTGCAGATTCGGGTGCTTTGTATCCCATGGGGTTAGCCAAATAGCGGTCGATCTCGCTTTCAGGCCAGCCGACGCGCTTTTCGCTTACCTGTATCTGTTTCGGGAAAGTGTTTGCTTTGATTTTTCGGTAAATGGTTGTGCGAGCTAGCGTGGTGCGTCGCTCCACTTCTTTGCGATTCAGCACCGCAACAGGTTTGTTTTCGTTCATGGTGTCCTCCTGTGATTTTCTGGCTGCGCACTCACTGAATGCGTACTCAGAAAAAACATGGTTAAACATGCCCATCACACCTATCCCCATATTCAGAGGGGGATTCGGTCACAGCTCGCACCTATGGTTTATCGCCTTACCTGGCAACTTGGTGGTCTTTGCTGGAGCGGTTCGCCGCTTCGATGGAAATTATTGTGTATCACAAGTACACATATGTAAAGTACCAAAAGTATCCAAATTTAATATTTTTTAAAATCTATATGTGAATCAAAAGGTTACGAATGAAAAAAAACCGCCTCGATGGGCGGTTTTTATTTAAGTGGTGTGGGGGAAACTAGAAGGTAGGGGGGAGCTGCCAGAAGACACGGCCAATAATTCGTATATTCCCAGCCTCTTCTGAGCTTAGGAGTTCATCTGGGAAGTCTTCACTATTTTCTGAGCGAATGCGTATGCCACCAAACGGCTGACGGAATAGGTATTTAATTCTCAACATGCCGCCGTGATCAATTGCGTATATCTTTCCGTCGTTAATCTGCTTTTCTCTGGTATCAATAAATACCTTTGCTCCATCCATGATCTTATTTGCCATTGAATCACCACAAATCCTGCAGCTTGCGACGGCAGGCCCTGGTATCCCAGCCTCTTGCAATATAGTAATAGGTATTGCCACTTTTTCTGTGGCGCTATCAAGTATGGATGCTAAGCCTGCTCCTGCAGCCAATTGAACTTCCTCAAAGTATGGGACAAATAAATCGTATGTGGCGCCAGCTTCATTCACCTCATAAGCCTCGGTATCGGTGAGACTGTGATGAATTCTTTGGGCTGGACGATCCATTGTACTCTCGCCGTATTCAAGCCAGCTTGTATTTACGTCAAAAAATTGAGCTATTTTTTTAATGTGATCCGCTTTCGGTGCGTTTTCACCATTTAGCCACTTATTCGCTGCTTTGCGCGTAACTCCTGTTATTTCGCTCAAACGAGTGCCTAAGCCTCTGCGCTCAATGTCTTTCTTAACCCTAAGTTCTTCTATGCGCCTGGCTATTGCTTCTGCGTGTTCTGACGACACAAAAAACTCCCAAAAAATTATGTGTACCAAATGTTTATTGTTTAACAGGCTTGAGGAAAAGTCAGTCCCCAGTTATTATGGGTACAAAAGGTACACAAATAAGGTTTTATGATGACTAAAAGTATTCAAGATCAGCTAACCAGCGTTCGTGTAGCGCGAGTCGCAGAAATATGCGGCATCACTCGTAAGGCCGTATACGGCTGGATTGCAAGGGGGCGATTGCCTCGCACGGAATACACAAAAGAAACCAATTACGCAGAAAAAATAGAAAAAGCAACGAGTGGGGCAGTAACAGCACACGAATTGCTAAACCCTAAAACGCCCACAGAGGCGGCTTAACCCAAAACAGGAGCTACTTATGCCAGCACCAAAACCACTAGACCAACAACACATTCACGACTACCGCCCACGCTTCACAGAAGAAGTGCACGGGCAAATCTTGCAGCTTACGGCCGAGCTAACTCGGTTAAATGGCAATGAGCCGGTACCCAAGAACGTCGTGTTAAGAGCGTTGGCCGAGCATCAAATCCAGCGCTTACGCCCAGGTGATTTGAACGAAATCTTAACGTCTATCCACGTCAGCTAGAAGGGACGTAAGGGGGATATTTTGAACAATGAAACACAGCCCTTGTTAATTCAAGTGAGCGAAGAGTATGCGGAGGTGTTGGATTCGTTTGCTAGTGCGACGGATCAAACGCCTACCGAGGCAATGGAGCTGCTTGTTAAAGACGGCTTGGATGAAGCTCTACGAGATCAGGGCTTCTTGCTCGATCTCTTGAGTGACTGCCAGGCACTAATGGGTAAAAAAGAACCTTTTGTTCTTCATTAGAGGGACTGGGGGAAATTGGAGCCAATAAAAAAGCCCAGATTCGTGGTCTGGGCTTCTTTCGGCTTTGTATGCAAATAAAACCGTATCTAAGGAATTTAGTATGCAAATTAAACAGATGTTTTTCAAGTCAATTCGCAGTTTATCGGCATTTTTAATGTTTTGGGCGCCATGTTCTTTGGCGTTTAAGGCGCATTTTTGGGCGTGTAAGAAACTGGATCGTCAACAAGTAACTAGGGCGGTGGTGTTATGAGCGTTCAACTTCTTCAAACTGTTATGAGCACTCAATTTGATAACCCTAAATACAAGTTGATGCTTGCCCAAATGGCCCATGAGGCCGATGAAGACAACACCTGTCATACAGCAATAGGTGATATTGCTAAGCGGTGCTGCCTAAATCTTGGAAAGACTTTCCAGTGTATTCAAGATCTTGAGCAAGCTGGGTATATCAAGATCGAGAAAAGCATCAGAGACGTTTGTTTCAAATTAAACCCTGCCCGTATATCAGAGAAAGGGGCTCATTAGTAATGAGTGTAGATGCAACGCGTTGGGCTTGGTTAGCCAGCCCAACCAAATCGTCCGAATTGCTTGTGCTGCTTTCAATGGCAGATAGAGCGGGAGAAGACCACACTTGTTGGCCTTCCATCGCTCGTATGGTTAAAGACACAAAGCTTAATGAAAAGACAGTCAATACAGCACTTAAGGGACTTGTTGAGCAAGGTTTGATTTGTGATACCGGTCGAAGAGTTGGAAATACTGGTCGTGTAAAAGTGTATCAGTTAGTTGGTGTCTTAGGCCGTGACGAGCAGTTAGAAAAGACAGCAAGACCTAAAAAGAAGGGAAAAAAGAATACAACCGAAATAGGGGGGATTAAATCTAATACCCCCAAAAACGGAATATTTCCAATTTTACCGTCTAATACCCCCGAAATTGGGGGGACTAAATACCCCCAAAATAGGGGGTCAGAACCTATCACTTTAGAACCTAACAAAGAACCTAACACTTCTTTGAGTTCGCCTCCGGCAAACGCCTCAACAAAAACCAAACAGTCTTGTGTGTTTCCAAAAGACTTTGCGGTTGATCAAACCATGGTGAATTGGCTGAACGAAAAGGGGATTACCGCACCTTGGCAACTCGAAACGGAAAAGTTTGCTAATCACCACATTGCCAAAGGTTCACTTTTCAAGGATTGGCGAGCGGCATGGCGAACGTGGATGTTGAACTCAATTAAATATCAGGTTCCAGCCCAACAGCAGGCTGCAATCAAAACTGGACGACAGGGTGTGCAAGACGCTCTTGGCAACATTCATGACACGGATTGGTGATAGGGACTCAGGGCAAGGGGCGTAGTGTCCCGAAAACCACGGACATTACGATTTGAATTGCAGGTGAAGTATGAAAGCAGCAAAAGCGGATATAACGATTGAGATCAATGGAAAAGACGATCTCAGGACCAAGATGATGCAGGCTTGGGAATTGGTTTGTAAGGCGATTAATGCGAATGAAACCAAAGGGCCTGTCGTTCTTAAATTAGGTCGAAAAAAGAGAAATAACGGTCAGAACGCGAGACTGTGGGCAACTCTGACAGACGTGGCCACTCAGTTGGAATGGTATGGCGAAAAGTTATCACAAGAAGATTGGAAGCACGTTTTTACCGCTGCACTTAAAAAGCAGAAAGCAGTCCCGGGCATTGATGGCGGTTTTGTTGTTCTCGCAACACACACAAGCACTATGAATAAAACCGAGTTTTCAGAATTACTCGAGTTAATTTATGCGTTTGGTTCAGAACATGGAGTGCGTTGGAGTGACCCAGTTATGAAGTATTACGAGCAAATGGGGCTAGTCGCATGAAGGTACGATCCGATGCAATACGCAAAAGTGCGCGGGGCCAAGATTGCGCACTCAGAATACCAGGTCATTGTAATTTCAATCCTGAAACGACGGTACTGGCTCATGTTGGTAAAAATATAGGTATGTCGATGAAGTGTGACGACAGCTTTGCTGTGTATGCCTGTAGTTCGTGTCACGACCAGATTGATTCTAGGGCAGGCGTTATGGATGAAGGGACTAAATCCATTTACATACTTTCAGCGCTTGAAGAAACCCAAAACAAACTTTTTGATGCTGGTTTGATTGCAGCTAAGGGACAAAAATGAAATACGGTCGTGAAGTGACGTTCACTATCCCTGAAGCATCGATTCTGCTCAATGTTTGGAAGCGCATGCATTGGGCGAAGCAAAAAGAATACCACGAGAGATTATGTCTCCTAATTCGTAGTGCCCTTATGACTGAATCCTGCCGCCCCTCAGTCCCTTTTCAGATGTGCAAGATAGAGGTGGATCGCTTTAGTGCTGGTACCGCAGATTGGGATGGTTTAATGGGTGGACTTAAACCTTTGTTCGATACGCTTGTTGTTTGTACCAAAAAAAATCCATTGGGCTTAGGGCTAATAGAAGACGACAACCCAAATTGCATTATCGAATGCCCAATCATTAGACAACACAAATCAACACGTAAAGCGGCCTCGACAGTCGTGACAATCACAGAAATATTGGAGGCCTAATGCAGTATTTATCAGCTCGACAAATGTGGCACGATGCGTTTTATTCTCGCAGTGCAAATGACCAGCTACTAGAGATCAATCGATCTAATGCCAATTTACTAAGACAGAAACCAGTTATGAACGAAACACAAACTCGCGGCCCCGCTGATAATTCGTCGAGAGTCATGCACATGGCAAAAGCAGGGCGCGTACAATCAGAGATTGCGAAGTTACCCGCACACCTTCAAGCATTCGGCATGTATTGTTGGGCACCTAAAGTCGAAGATTCCCTACCGACATACAAACACCATAACGAGATCGCCAACGCGCTAGCTCAAGAAGTAAAAGAGAAGTTTCCAAAGGAATACAGCTATTACACAAGTCGCGTGAGCATCGTTGTCTTGAAAGTACTCAAATACGAGTTCGAACGCGACAAAGGGCGTAAGCCGCAAAACATAGATATTACGTTAGCCGGTGCAATGGCGATACCCAAAGATAAGGTAAGAGCGCAATGGGGCCACATCGTTAAACACATTCGCGGCTGTATTCGGGATATGCAATTAGCGACCGATTCAGATAAAAACCTATCAATTGCTATTCTGCATTTAGTAAAAGAGTGGCAAACAAAGACAGGTGCTGAAGCAATAGAAAAACACTCAGTTATTGCAAGCCTTGCTTTGAAATCATTTGCTCATCAGGATCAGGCTTACATGTTCTCAGCAAGCGAAGATAAAGAGCCCATAACACATATCAAACCGCTTTATACGCAAGAATACCTAAGCTGGCGCATAGGTGTAGCGCAATCGAACTGGAAGCGTGACGGCTGGCAAGATGCGTTTGAACAAATGACAGGTGTATTGAATGAGTGGGCGAGAGAGTCGCTAGAAAAGCTTGCCTTGATTAAGAATCAATGGAGGTGAGTAGTGCGCACTTTCTGTACGCAGTACGCACCGTGCGCACTGCGTATTTTTTTAAATTGTTATATGGTATTTTTAAGTTACATAATAATTATTGGTAATGTTCAAGGAGGAACACATGGAACAACTAAAGCAATTGCTCGACAGCTTAGAGCGCATTTCATTTCAAGACATTTCACAGATCCCCGAAGACAAGCAGCATGAAGTGGCCGATCAGATCGAGCGGCTGCAGGATAATCTCAAGCTATTGAGTAACAATAAGGAGCATCATGGCTAAGTTAACAAAAGATCAAAAGCGAAAAAAGCAGCAAGAATTGAAGAGAAAGCAAAGTATCACTAAGGCTCAAACTGTCAATAGAGTTCGTAATGAGCTTTTAACAACAGGAAAGCCATTGGTCGATTTCTTCGATTCGCATGATGAAAGTGAGCAGCCGGATATTTTTGATCCCTCAGCATTAACAAATGAAGAGCGAGAGCTAAAGCCAAAAACTGGTGATACCTATATTTCTAGCAAACCTGTGGGTATGAAATTCTTCATAGAAAGCTCAGGCGGCTTTGAGGATGAAGAAGGTGAATATTATAATGTTGAGTTAATTGATTATGCGAATAAAGAAAATTTCGATGCCGCTGGCGATTCTCTGTCACCAAATGAATGGGTAAAAATGGTTAAGACCTATGGATTGGTTCGTGAATGTTGATGATGTGTCGGGTGTTTCACAATATTAAAATCATGACTCTTGACAATCTGATAATAAAAAACTAACCTTTTTCCCATAGTCCAGATTTACGACCAAAACCCGCTTCTTGCGGGTTTTTGCGTTTCTGGCTCCCAATTTTGATTCTGACTGGCATAAGTCAGCTCCATTGCCGCCCACGTTTTTAGCGTGAGGCGGCTTTTTTATTTCTGGAATTTATATGACGACTGGTAACGAGCTTCTTTTACGAGAACTGCAAGAGCAGCGCAAAGTTTCGAGCGCTCAGCACTCGGAACTGCGAACAGCGGTGATTGATATGGCGAAGTCAGTTTCTGAACTAACAGTGGTTGTTGCTCGATCAGAAGAACGACACATACGTCAAGATGATGGCTTAAAGCGAATGGGTAAGCAGTTCGATGATCATGAGGCGCGTTTGCGAGTGGTTGAGACTGTTTCTCTAACACAGAAAGGTTATGTCACTGGTGGCTGGAAAGTAGTTACGGTTGTTGCTGCTGTTGTTTCATGTGTCGTGACTGTGGGGGTTAAGTTTTTATGAGCCAACTATCACAAGACTTTAAAAAAGCGTTTGAACTGGTAATTATCCACGAAGCTGGCTTTGTAAATGACCCACGAGACCCGGGCGGTAAAACTAAGTTTGGTATCTCAGACCGCAGAGACGGAAAGGTTGACGGTCTAGCTGATATCGATGGTGATGGTGATGGTGATAAAGCTATCGAGTTATTAACGCTTGAAGATGCCGGAAATATTTACAAGCGTGAGTACTGGGATAAGTGCCGTTGCGACGAGTTGCCTAGTGCCATCGCAACCGCTCTATTTGATACCGCTGTGAATGTCGGAAACCACCAAGCCAAATTATTATTACAGCGAGCATTGGGCGTAAAAGATGACGGCATCATTGGTCCCGTCACTATGAAGAAAGCCCAACAAGCAAGCCAACCCTATCTAATCGCACGATTCATGGCAGAGCGCCAAATGTATTACGCAGCTCTTAAAAGCTGGAATACATACGGCCTTGGCTGGACTCGTCGTGTGATTGAAACCGCGCATTATTGTCTATCACTCATAAATGAGGGACCCAAACCATGAGCATAAAAACATTTTTAAGCGGAGCGTTAGATGTTGTGGGTGCGTTTGTGCCAGGCGTTGCGGCGGCGGCAAAAGCGGTAAACGTGCTTTTACCAGAGGACAAACAATTAGATTTGAAGGCGGCAACAGGGCAAGACGTTTTAAGCGCTTATAACGGCTTAGATCCTCATGATCGTGAGTATGCGGAAGAGCAATTTAAACTCGAAATGGCAGAGATTAATGCATCTGTAGATAAGTTGCAGGCAATGGTGTCAGCCGAGTCTCCAACAGCTAATACTCGCCCTAAAATCGCTTATATGATGGCTTGGACGGTAGTGATTGCTGTTTGTGGAATGATGCTGATTTGGGCTATTGCGGTCGTAATGAAAGACTCTGCAATGCTAAAAGAGCTTAAAGACAGCTGGGAATTAATGTTGGTTTTGTTGGGCACGCCGACTGCACTTTTACGTGCTTATTTTGGCATGAGAACAAAGGAAAAGCAGTCTCGCTACGCTGCGGCAACAGGGCAACCCATAGCTCAAGCCGTGGGCGGCATAGCCAACATATTTAAAAGGTAAAAAGAGTCTATAAGTCTGCGCCTCAGTTACTTCGGTATCTGGGGCGTTTTCTTATGGGGTTTGACAAAAAGGCACTAATCACAAATGGCTAAGTACGATCTAGAAGCAATCGAAGCGGATTACCGTGCCGACCAACTGAGTAACCGTGCGATTTCTACAAAGCACGGCTGTTCGGAAGCTTCTATTCGTAAGTGGGCAACTAAATTCGGTTGGCAGAAAGATTTAAGTGGGAAAGTTAAACAGGCAACAAAGGCCAAGCTTACAAAAGCTGTGGCAGAAACAACCCCCACAGCCAAAGAACGTGAGCCAAATACACCGCTTTCTGATGAAGAGATCGTTGAAGAGGCGAGTAATGCTGCTGTTGATGTGATTACAAGCCACCGCACAAGAACAGCCGAATATCAGGGCATTGTAAGAATCTACGGCTCTAAGTTGAGAGAGCAGCTAGACAATGGAAAGCTAAAAGTACTAGCACCAAATGGCGATCCCATTGAAATAGATATTCCGCTTGAATACATCGGCAAGTGCTTGAACTCGGCTACTCAGTCGTTAGAGCGTTTAATTAAGTTAGAGCGCCAAGCTTACAACCTAGACGATCAGCAAGACTCAAGTTACGAGGATGATTTAGAAGCATTGTCCGAAGGCTTGTAAGTCATGGCGATGGATCGGGCGGAAAGACGGAGGCTCATAAAAGAGCTGCGTAAGACATATCCTATATTTGCCAAGCGCTGCCTGAAGATCAAAACGAAAACTGGTGGTATTGAGCCATTCGAATTTAATACTGCTCAAGAGCATATTCATAAAGAAATAGAAGATCAGCTAAAACGCATTGGTAAAGTGCGCAAGGTCTTGCTCAAAGGTCGACAACAAGGCGGCTCTACATATGTTGGCGGACGATTTTATAAAAAGGTAACGCAAACTTTCGGTTACTCAGCGTTCATCTTGTCTCATGAAGCCAAGACGACGGGCAAACTGTTTGAAATGATTCAGCGCTATCACAAGCACTGCAATCCATTAATCAAGCCTCGCGCTGGTAAGGACTCAGCACAGGGAATGAATTTCCCTAAGCTTGATTCAGGCTTTGAGCTAGCCACAGCAGGTAACAAAGAGACAGGGCGCGGTTTTACTTCTCAACTGTTCCACGGTTCGGAAGTTGCTTTCTGGCCGAATGCCGATGCAATCCTTGCGGGTATCTTGCAAACATTGCCTGATGTGCCAGGTTCCGAGGTCGTTTTAGAGTCCACGGCCAACGGGGCTGGCGGGATATTTTACGAATACGTGCAAGATGCGTTAGCTGGCAATGGCGAGTATGAGTTGATCTTCGTACCTTGGTACTGGCAACCAGAGTACAGAGCAACAGCACCAGCAGGCTTTACGCGAACCGAAGAAGAAGACCATTTAGTTAAGCTTTGCCGCAACCATCCAGACGGCCCTAAGTACAGCCACACGCTAACCAATGATCAGCTAATGTGGCGTCGCAACAAAGTCTACGAGTTAAAAAGCCGCGACAAATTCAAGCAAGAATATCCGTGCTACATCAAAGAAGCCTTCTTGTTCTCGGGCCGTCCGGTATTTGACCCGAACCATACTGAAGCTGCTTTTGCTGACTGCAAGGTTCCACTTGCTAGATACCGAGTCACACCCGAAACAGGGCGTATGTCACTCAATGCAGAGGGTGAGTTCACGATTTGGGAGCGAGCCGAAGTAGGCAAGCTTTACGCAATTGGTGCCGATGTTGCCGAAGGACTTGAAACGGGGGATTTCTCAAGCGCTGACATTCTCAATGAACAAGGTGAGCAAGTCGCACATTGGCGCGGCCACATTGATCCAGATAGGTACGGTGAACTGCTTTATTACCTCGGTAAGCGCTACAACAATGCTTACCTTGGGGTTGAGCGAAACAATCATGGTTTGACCACTCTTACTGCGCTACAGAAGAAAGACTATCCGAACCTTCATATTGAAGAAGATGTTCAACGCCAAGGCGGTGAAAAGAGCATGAAGCGTATCGGCTGGCTAACAACGAGCAAAACGAAACCGTTGATTATCGACAACCTAGCGTCTGAGTTACGCGATGGCACAAGCGGAATACGAAACAAAGACACAGTTGACGAGTGCCAAAGCTACGTTATCCATGAGAACGGCAGCTATGGCGCACAGTCAGGCAAATATGACGACAGAGTCATGAGCTACGCCATTTCGAAAGAAATGGCTAAGCGTATGCCGAAAATACACATTCCAAATCACATCATTGACGATGCTTATCATACGTCAGCAGACAGCACAGCAGGTTATTAATGAGCAATCCAACAGATTTTGAAAGCCCAGAAGTGTCGGAAGAGCTAAGCGACAATCTTGGTACCAAAGTGCGCGGCTTGTTTGCGACCGCTGAGCGTGAGCGTCGTGATTACGAGGATCAATGGCTTAAAGACCTACGTCAGTACAAAGGCGTTTATGATGATGAAGTTGTTAAGAATATAGCTGACGGTCGGAGTAAGACGTTCATTCGCCTTACTCGATCTAAAGTGAAAGCTATGGATTCTCGTTTGATGGATATTCAGTTTCCAGCAGGAAGCCAGAAGAACTACAGACTTGAAGCAACACCCGTTCCTGATATCGATCCAACACTACGCGAGCAAGTCATTAACGAATGGATCACTCAAAACGCATCGCAAAGCGATTTACCGCCACAGCCACCGACACCAGATCAGATTGAAGACGTTATTAAAGAAGCGGCAGAAGATCGTGTCGAACGAATGTCTGAAGAGATTGACGATCAGTTAAGCGAGCTGAAATACCGCGAAATCTGCAAAGACGTTATTCATAGCGGGAATGTGTTCGGCACCGGTGTTTTGAAAGGCCCATTGTTTGAGACACGCTTGAAAAAGCGTTGGATAGAGACCGCTGATGGTGCAACGCTTGTTGAGCACGAAGAAATGAAACCTTACTTTGAGTTCGTGCCAATTTGGGATATTTACCCAGACATGAACGCAATGACGCTAGAAGACTGCGAGTACGTTATTCAGCGGCACACCATGCTAGCCTCAGACCTTCGCCAGCTTGCCCGACGTGGTGACTTCGATAAGACGAAGATCAAGGAATACATTGCCGCGAATCGTAACGGTGACAAGAGCCAGACTAAGCAGCATGAGCAAGAATTACGCTACATCAACGGTAACAAAGACTCAGTATCAGCAATCGATAATAAACAGTATGAAGTGCTTGAGTTCTGGGGCTATGTAGACGGCCAAGACCTCGTTGATATGGGGGTTAAAGGTATTGGTGAAGACGAAATAGACGATGAGTTCGAAGCCAATGTGTGGGTGCTGGGCAACACAGTAATCAAAGCCGAATTGAACCCAACAGCTCACGGTACTCGACCATTTAATTTTTACTACTTCGAAAAAGATGAAACGGGGATTTTTGGCGTTGGCCTTCCTGCCATCCTTGCTGACACTCAAAGCATGTTTAATGCTGCGATTCGCATGAGCATTGATAATGCTGCCATTTCATCGGGTGCACAGTTCGAGATTGATTTGACTGTGCTAGACATAAGTAAAAATCCAGAAGCTACAAAGATTTTCCCAAATCGTGTTTGGTTTAAGACAGGCAACTCTTCAGATAATCGAAAAGCGCTTACTGTTCACACTATCCCAAATAACACCAGCCAGCTTCTTAACCTGGCACAACTTGCAAAAGAGCTAGGTGACGAAGCGAGCACTATGCCGAGCTACATGGGCGGTAACGATGCAGGGATCGGTGGGGCAGGCAATACGGCTAGTGGTCTATCCATGCTTATGGGTGCGGCAGGAATCACGGTGAAAGACGTGGCGCTTAACTTTGATATGGGTATCACTCAGCCAGCCATGACCGCTTTGTACAATTGGAACATGCAGTTCAATTCAAACCGCGAAATTAAAGGTGATATGAACGTCACCGCTTTGGGCGCTGTTTCTCTCGTTGCGAAAGAGATCAAGAGTAAGCAGCTTACCGAATTTGCGGTATCAACTGGTAACCCAATGGACGCCCCTTTCGTTAATCGCCAGAAGCTTAATGCTGAACGAGTCAAAGCAATGGATCTACCTGAAGATATTTTGTACACCAAAGAAGAATCTGACCAGCTGCAATCTCTACAGCAAGAAAATCAAGCGCTTATTCAGCAATTACAGCAACTACAAAAGCAGGTAGGTGTTAGTAATGTCGCAGCATGATGACTTTAATGACGCGCTAAAAAAGCTTAAAGAGTCTGATAACGCTAAGCGCCTTACCGTTGACCTTTTGAAAGCATCGGTAGAGAAGTGGAAAGAGGATTGTATTGGCGCAACTCACATTGAGATTGATCGTTACCATGGCGCCATCATCCACACTCGCTCAACCATTGATTTACTCGAACAAGATTTAAAAAGCTTTGAGCTACAGACTCAGAGCTATACCTAATTTGCCCCTCGCCAGAGGACAGCAAACAACCCGCCATGTGCGGGTTTTTTTGTATCTGGATACTACCAAACTAGCCCGGAGAAATAGCAATGCCGAAAGATGAACTTGAACTAAACGCTGACCAAGTAGAAGCAAAAGCATTCGACGATGCGTGGAATGACGATGCACCTGATACCGATGACTTTGAAGATGACGTTGACGACGATACTTCTGACCAAGAAGCCGAAGACGACAACACCGACGAAGACAGCACGGACGAATTGGAAGAAGAAAGCGACGAGGATGAATCAGACGATCAGGACGAGGACGAGTCCACAGAAACGGATGACGAAGCAGAGCAGCCAGCCGATGGCAAAGACGCGCAGCGCCTAAAGTCGTGGGAAGGTCGCCTCAAAGCTGATGAAGCTCGATTAAAACGCGAGCGTGAAGCGCTTGAGAGCAAGCAAAAGGAAGGCAAGCAATCAGAAGGTAATGAATCTGAAGACGAGCAGGATACCGACAACGGCCCTGACGAATTTGAAGAAGAGTTTCCAGAAGTTGCCGATTATCTGAAAAAGCACATTCAACCACTTCGAGAGCAATTATCGCAAAGCCAGCTTAAACAGCAACAAGAAGCAGCTGAGGCACATATCAATCGAATTACTGCATCACACCCAGACGCTTTAACCGTTGCTGGAAGCGAAGACTTTCAATCATGGATTGATGATCAGCCATACAAGAAAGCGAAAGACTACGTTCACGTTCAGCAAAACGGCACACCAGAGCAGGTTATCGCCATGCTCGACGACTTCAAAAAACACAAATCCGAATCCACTAAGCCAGCCCCCACCAAGCAACCATCGAGTGTCGTAAAGACTCGGCGCACAGCCAAACCAAAAGGCCGTGTGTCGAAAAACGACTTTGATGGTGCGTGGGATGAAGCCGACTAAAAGCAAATAATAGGAAGCCATTATGAAATACGGTGATATTTCTCCACGTACTGCCGCACGCGTCTCAAAAGACCTATTGAAACGCGCAGCACCATACATGTGTCTTGAATTGTTTGGTCAATCCAAGCCACTTCCATCAAATTCAACTCAGTCTATGATATTCCGACGCTATGAAGCGTTAGATCCAACACCAAAAGTGTTGGCGGAAGGTGTTACTCCATCGGGCAACACTTTGACTAAAACTGATATTACAGTTCATACCCAGCAATATGGTGACTGGATTGAGTTGACTGATGTTATTCAGGACACTCACGAAGACCCTGTTTTAAATGAGTCTACGGAAGTGCTAAGCGAGCAAGCAGCCGAAATGATGGAGCTGATTCGCTACGGTGCTCTTAAAGGCGGATCCAGTGTGTTTTATGCAGGGACAGGTGTTACATCTCGCGACGGTGTGAATACCAAACTGACTCGCGCTTTACAGCGTAAGGTAACCCGCTTTTTAAAAGCTCAAAAAGCCAAAAAGATCACCAGAAAAGTCTCTGCTTCACCTAATTTTTCAACCGAGCCGGTAGCGGCATCTTTTATTGGCCTTTGCCATACTGATGCTGAAAGCGATATTCGCGATATGGAAGGCTTTTTACCAGTTGAAAAATACGGATCTGGAATGACCCCATATGAAGGTGAAGTTGGCAAGGTTGAAGATGTTCGTTATATCACCTCTTCTTCTTTTGCACCGTTTGAAGATGCTGGGGCAGCAACGTCTACCATGCTTTCTACCTCCGAAATGGTAGCCGACGTTTACCCTGTTCTTTATCTAGGCGCAAACGCTTATGCAAACGTGCCATTTAAAGGCAAGCACGCTGTCACTCCAATGGTCGTGAATCCTAAGCCTGCTAACGGTGATCCTTTGGGGCAGCGTGGCTCTGTTGGTTGGAAAGCACGAACTGCAACCGTTATTTTAAACGATCTATGGATGGCTCGTGTAGAAGTCGCTGTAACAGCATAACGGTAAATTGCAATTAATAAGGCTCACATTTGTGGGCCTTTTTTTGTTTCTGATGAAAGGTAAAGATCATGACGACTTATAAAAAAACGCAACTTAACTCTTTAAAAGAAGACGAGCTTATTCAGATCGGTGCTGATGAATACAATTTGGAGTTAGATGACTCCATGTCAAAAACCGCATTAGTGGATGAAATATGGGGCGCGATTCAAGCTGTAAAAGACAGTGAAAAAGACGCCCAAGAAAGCCTGAAAGCGACACCAGCAGCTGAAAAAGAAAAGGTAAAAATCACTGTTGCCAAAGGTGGTGAAAATGATCCTGATTATGTGACACCAGCCATTAACGGTCGCGTGTGGCAGATCAAGCGTGGCATTGAAGTAGAGGTGCCTAAGTTTGTTGCGCGACATATTCAAAAGCTCACCCAAACTGTTTACAAGCCAGTGCAAGACAGTAGTGGCAAAGTAATAGGCAAAAAAGCTGAAGAGGTTGCTCGTTTTAACGTGCAAACAAATTTCTAAATGGCTGCGCTGGCTGAGTTCCGCATTGATATTGCGCCTGATGTGCAGCAGTGTCCGACGCTCTTTATTGATCGTCAGTTAATCCACGTCGCTATTGAGTTCTGTAAAGAGACAATGATTGCGGAGCCGCCAGCACTAAGTGCCAACGAAGTACCAGACGAGCTTTTGGAGTACATCGAAGGGATTGCTCATGGTGTGAAGGCTCGTCTGTTTGCAATGCCAAGTAAGCCTTGGACACAGACCCACCTTGTCGACTATCACCAAAACAAATTTGTTGAAGCAAAAGCAGAAGCAAAAGCGGATTTTCTCATTGGTGATAAAACCAAACCTATAATCGTTCAATCTAAGCCGTTCGGCTTCTAGGCAGGAATCACCATGTCAACCACAAAAGTTGTAAGCATCATTAAGCGCGTGCAGCGCTCCGTAAATGACGTAACAGGCATCGTGTGGACGGAAAAAGAGCTATTAGAGCACTTTAACGACGCGATCAAAGACATTGTTTTGCATCGACCGGACGCAGGCGCAAAGAATACTTTTTTCGATTGTACGCCAGACAGTAGCAAGCAGACTCTACCAGGTGATGCACTCAGACTAATTGAGGTCGTCCGCAACAATGGCGGCAAGGTTGTAACTCGCATCGATCGATCCACGCTCGACGCGACGCGCCCCGACTGGCACCAGAGCCAGCCAAGCACATCAGTAGAGCACTTTGTTTACGACGACCGCGACCCGAAAACCTTTTACCTATACCCGCGCCCCACAAACAATGGCCCCGCAGCCCATCAAGTTGAAATTGTTTACTCCACTTGCCCAGCTGAAATAATCATTCCTGAAACTCAGATCAAAGATGGATCGGATGAAACGACGATACCGCTCGACGATACCTATGCTAATGCGATTATCGATTTCATGCTGTCACGCGCATACAGCAAAGACCTTGGTAGCGCAGCAAATGCCAATAGAGCTGGCGTACATTACCAGAAATACGGCAACGCGCTAGGCGTAAAGCTGCAAGCCGACGCAATGATGAAAGAGGGGGCTTAAACCATGGCTTGGCCTACATTTACCGTTGATGTAACGCAAAACAGTAATCAGATTAAAGTTTATGGTGCTGTTCCCGCCAGCGAATTGCCAGCAGGGTTTGAAGCGATTATTAACGGCACTGGCAACTTAGAGGTGAGCTACGGTACCGCTGTCATGCACGATGGCTCAAACAACCCTTACTCGCATCTTTATCTTGTTCGCCCGTATACCGGAGTAACAGCGACCAGCATAGAAATGGTGGTCAAGCCAACCGGCTCTCAGTTCAACGATGTCGTTGGCATTTTTCAGAACGCCTCTAATTTACTAAACAGCACAATGGCCGGCTTTCGACAATTCGTTGAAGGTTCAACCCCTGTTTCATTCCAGCCACTAGATGAAAATTCCGAACCCGTAAGCATTAAAACTCTAAAAATGATGAGTGATTCTTTAGAGTTGATAAATCAAAGTGCAGCGGAGAATATAAATAACTTTGAATCCGAGTATATCGCAAATAAAGCAGCACTCGAATCAGATTATTTGCAAACAAAATCGGGCTTAGCTGCTGATTACGAGGCAAAAAAAGCAGACCTATCTGACGTATATAACGCAATCGACAAAGAAATTTCAGGAACAGCCGTCGACGTATTTGTCTACGACACTAGCAAAGATTCAGATGGTGGTGCATGGCGTAAGCGTACACAGTATACAAGCTGGTATAACGAAACATTAAACACTTCTAAGAGAGGAAGTCGTAAAGAGTTCCCCTCTGTGGCTGTGATTGTTGCAAGTTCCTACCCGAATTATGACATTACTATCTATGATGGTGATGATCCTGATCTACCTATCTGGATGGTGTTTGACAACTATGACGAGAGAGCTACTTACCGTATGATCGGCACAGGGGATGGTGGCAGTCATGCTGCATGTTTGACTATGTTAAATGGTGTGTTAGCGGTTGGTACGAAAGGTAGTATAAGCTCAGGTATTTGGGATGGTTTGTTTGAGATAAAGTTCGTCCAAGATACTGCATATCATTACAGCGTAAACGGGATATACAGCAAATTTTCAGGTTCGGGTATTGCTGATAGAAATAGCTACGGTTACGCTTTAGGAAGCGATGACGATAGATACACTATAGCCAACGCTCAAGTCAACGATGTAGCAATGACAGTTCTCCCCAGCGCCCCAATTGACTCCGCTACAGGTTTGCCAATTGCTACAATTGCTGTAGCCACAGATAACGGTGTGAGTGTTATTAAGGATGATGGGAGTGTTGTTGATATCACGGGATACCCAGTCAGCCTTGTGACATTTAATGAATATGATGAAATAGTTAGTTGCTGGAAAGCTGGTGCAGGCGATGCAGTACACATTTACAAGATACCTAGCTCAGATCAGGGTTACTCAACCCCATGTGAACATTTCATTCGTGATTCATCATGGTCTACCTCATGCCAGTTTAATGAGCCATTTAGACCTATAGCCTTAGATGTAGATAGTGACGGATTTATACTGGGTCAGGAGGTGCTTGGATTAATCAAACACAGTTATGAGTCCACACCAGGCGAAGGGGTTGTTGGAGAGATTAATCCAAACGCATATAAGGCAATAATCACTTCTAAATACAACACAGGATGGATGTATGGTGACACCAAACTAGCCGCATTGTCTGATACTGACGTGACACCAACTGTTGGGATTGAGTTTATGCCTGACCCGGCTTTTGCCAGCAATGACGTTAGTTATATTGTCGATTCAGGAGGTGGTCAGTCATCAATTATAGATGGCGCATTGGTTTTAACTGCCTCAGATGGTTCAAACTATTACGCAGATCATTATTTCATTGCAAATACAGAGATCGGTAAAACGTATATTATTAGTGTTGATCTGATTTCTACTAGCGGCCCCAATCAAACTTGGGGTATACACATCTCGCCGAACTATCTTACAAGTAGTTTGGGTGACTTATCTATAGTAGGCACTCATACATTCTCATTCATTGCCACGCAGACCGATACCAATATAAATATAGTTAAATTCGGTAATACGTTAGATAGTACAGTAACAATCGGCGGTTGGTCAGTACGATTATCGGAGCCAGACCGCAGCGTTAATAGCAAAGGCCTACAAGTATTTGGCACTATCAATAAAACTCCTGTAGCAACAGGTACAGATCTAGTTGCTTACAGTGGATGGTCAAAATCTAACTATCTAAAAGTCCCTAAAGATGCTATCGACCTGAATGGTATTGAATTTTCTATGATGTGCTGGATTAAATATACAGCAGGTAATTATTCACAAATGCCTATGTCAACAGGTGATGCGGATTCAATATCTGCATTCAGAGGTATGTACATATTTAATGGGAATGTGGGGGCTGCATCATGGGGAAGTGACTACTTATCTAACTACATATTACAGGATGGTAAATGGAGCTTTTTGGTAATTAATTGGGTTATAGATCCTGCAGTTCCTAATGGATATAAACCTCGCATATATGTCGATGGTGAATTTAAAGGACAGGCAACAAACCATATTGGAGGTTTACCCTTCACTAATACTGCCATAGATATTGGAGGAGGTTCTATTAATGGAGTGTATTTTTCATCTAGCCCACTAGCTCTAGCTAGGATATCAGCAACCGCCCCAACTGACGCTCAAATCAAGAAAATCTACGAAGACGAAAAGGTGCTATTCCAAGAGAGTGCTAAGGCGACTCTTTATGGTACTTCAGATGCGGTCACTGCTTTAGCCTATGACGACGACACTAAATTACTTCATGTAGGAACAAGCTCAGGACGTTCGGATTTTAGTGGCTTACGTAGAGTTAGCAATACAACGGCCGCTGTAACAACAGCGATTTCAGCATCAAATGGTTTTATAGTGGAGCAGTAAAATGGGTATAAGAGCGAGCAAGCCTGCCATTAACCTCCGAGAGGCTTTGGCCAGTCTAAAAAATCCTATCCGGTATACGCAGCAACAGTTTTGGTTTGTGGGTGACGGTTCTGCCGTTCATTTTGAACTACCTGCAGGATGGAAGCCATTGCATGTGTTCAATGCGGGATCACTACAAAAGGAAGGCAACGGAGACGAGTACACAGTCTCTTCAGTCCAAGGAGTATACAAAATAACATTTAACGTAGCACCGACAGATTTAAACGATATTGGTGTCATAGGAGTCTACGCATGATATTTGTAAAAAAAGGTGATGTGCCACTAACAGAGGGGCAATTGTTAAAGCGGACACAAGCTTATGTAAATAATACTTTTACAGATTGGCAGCGTGAACGATCCATACGTAAGGATAATCCGGCTTTTGAAACCTATATGGCGGAAGTTGAGTCAGATACGGATGTTAACCGTGCTAACAATTTCTTTAATATTCAGCTAGCTGCCTATAAAAAAGCTAAACAGCGCCTTTCGCAGCACACTCTGGCATCCGGTAGAGAAGAGATTAAAGAGTTGCGACCTACGGGTGAGCAAACCCTCAACGAAACCACAATGGAAATGGAGGACGTTATGGAGGAAGTGGTGGTGGTTACCGCTATTGAGCCTTTGGAATCAACTGTGGAAGTGGCTATTTACACGGACGATATGAATGCAGCTTCGACGGTAGAAACTATTGAGAACCCACTTATAACTCAAGACAAGATAGAAAGAGCTGAATCACAAGCGGTTGTTGATGCCACACCTCAATCAGTCATAGACTTTACTGCCTAATCTTGCAGATATTTGATCGTAAAGAGCAATTCCATGGTCCATTTTTAAAGTCGGAATAAAACATACTAGAAGTGATACTGTCCGCGAAAGCGGTTTTTTTGTGCCAAAAAAACAGGAGGCTACATGCTTGAAATTCTAATACTAGGCTCTTTTATCTCGTGGGGAGTTAACACTATGCTCACCCCAGAGCCACCACCGCAGCGACCTATATGCTATGTAACAGAGCCGCACGGTACTGGTGAACTGATTACACCCGTTTGGTGCGATGAGTACGGCAAATAATTAACGGAATACGCTAATGACCCTAAGAATCACAGATTTTGCGGGCATAGCGCCCGTTGTTGCACCTCACAAATTAGCCCCTTTAGCCCAAGTCGCTAAGAACGCACAACTCGAAAGAGGCCAGCTTGAAGCAATGAAAGGCAATGCGTTCGTTGCGTCGACACAGCTTAACAATGTTCAGTCTATTGCACGTTATCAGCCAGGTGAAACAGCCTATTGGTTTGAGTTCAGCACTCACGTCGATATGGTGCCGTCTCAGATATTTGGCTCGGCACGTAGTGAAATGTATTGGACGGATGGTGTGAAGCCAAAGCGCACCACGTCAAGCATTGCGACGGCAAGCGCGCCATATCCAAGTGCCTCGTTTTCTTTGGGCGTTCCTGCGCCAAGCGGTCAAATAACCGCAGGCAATATAACAGGTGCAGCGCCGGAAACGGCATTCGAACGTGAGAACCGTGTTTATGTCGTCACATTTGTGACCGAAGAGGGGTACGAAGGCGCGCCATCGTTGCCTGTGACCATTGAATTAGGCACTGAGCAGGGATGTACTCTATCAAATATACCCACATCGACACCGGGCAACTACAACATCACAAGAAAGCGGATCTATCGCGGCACAACAGCATCGCCACAACTTCATTTTTTAACAGAGCTAAGCTTGTCGGTTGCAAGTTATGCCGATACAACAGCATCGTTAGCGCTTGGCGAAGCTCTATCAACTTACGACTATGACTTGCCGCCTGATGACCTAATAGGGCTGACTGTTATGCCCAACGGTGTACTGGCTGGTTTTAATGACAACCAGCTGTGTTTTTCCGAGCCATTCTTACCTTATGCTTGGCCGAATGAGTATAGGCCCACTACTGAAAATCCAATCGTTGGTATTGCTTCTATTGGTTATGGTTTGCTGGTTGTGACAACAGGCAGGCCTTACTTGGCATTAGGTACGACACCTAAATCTATTGAGCTGAAACAAATGGACAGCAACCAATCTTGTGTTAGTAAGCGTAGTTTGGTTGATGTCGGTAATGCCGTCATTTATGCGTCTCCTGATGGTTTGGCGCAAGGAAGTGCTTCAGGTGTTCAGTTAATCAGTGATGACCTGTTTTCTCGTGATCAATGGCAGGCGCTAAAGCCTGAAAGCATTCATGCTTATTACCATGACGAAAAATACATATTCTTCTATGACAACGGGGGAAAGCAGGGCGGCTATATTTTAGATCCGTCAGCAAAGACGGGCGCGTTAACTGAGTTAGATTTTTACGTTGATTCGGGCTTTAACGATTTGGCGACTGACACGCTTTATCTACTCAAAGATGGCGATATTCTTTCCTTTCAACATGGTGAGCCTGTTAGCTATACGTGGCGCTCGGCACAATTTCAACTACCTAATTTAATGCCATACAGCGTTTGTCGCGTTGTGGCTGAATCTTATCCTGCTGATATTTCAATTATTTACGACGGTGAAGAAACCGTGATGACCTATGTGGATGATCAGCCGTTTCGTTTTCCTGCAGGGCGACGAGCGCGCTTTGTGGAGGTCGAGCTTCGCGGGACTAACTCAGTAAAGCAAGTCATGCTTGGCAATGATATGGAGTCTGTTAATGGTTAAACCAAATCGGCCACAGATTGAGCCAGCTCGCTTTACTGGCCAGCTTGCAGGCATCAACACAATACTTAATGCCATTCGCGAGCAAATGCAAATTGATCAGGGCGACCGTGGCGACCCATTAGACAGAGCGGTAAAGATCCGCGACTTAACCGATGCTGGCGTGGCCGAGTTTCTTTTGTCAAAACGAGGTAAAGGGCAGTACGCGAGTATTGTCGCACCGGCTGGCAATCAATTGGTTACTGCGGCCCCGCCAAATCCTGAAAACCTGCAAGCTAACCCAACAACGGCCAATGTCTATTTGACGTGGAACGCGCCAAACTATCCGTATCACGCCTATACAGAAATATGGCGCAGCACAGAAAACAACCTTTCTACCGCTGTAGACTTAGGGGCCAGACCCGCTTATCGATACTATGTGGATGCTGTTGACCCAGGCAGGACGTTTTACTACTGGATTCGCTTTGTTACTCATGCTGGTAAAAAGTCTGACTACAACGCTGTGGATGGCGTTAGCGCGACAACCAATCTTGATCCATCAGTAGTTCTTGAAACGCTGAATGACAAAATTACATCGAGCCAGCTGGTAAAAGGCCTTCGTGATGAAATAGCAAAGATACCCACCATCGATGGCGTAATTCAGTCTGAAATTGCAGACAGAGTGCTTGCGGTTTCAAATGAAGTTCAGAATCGCTCAGAAGCCATTGCGCAAGAAAAACAAGAGCGGATAGAAAACATACAGCAAGAAGCCGAACAGACAGCTAACAGCATTCTTCTTGAATCACAGGAGCGAATTAAATCATTCCAAGCGCTCCAATCTATTGAAAGTCTCGTAGGTAATGATGCAAGAGAGCTAAAGGCACTCGCTCGTATTTCGAACGAGGAAGTATCACGCATTCAGCAATACCAAGAACTGTCGGCATCGTATCAAACGTTAAAAAGCACTTCTAATGCTCAAATAATTCGACTTGATGAAGCGATAGCAAGTGAAAGCGAGGCGCGAGCATCGTCTATTGTTTCGCTAACTGCGAAGTTTGAAAATGATCTAGGCATTGCTAGGGATGCAGCTGTAGAAGAAGCGATTAACATCATTACAACAAATGACGATGTTATAGCTCAAGTAATCACTAAGATAAGCGCGTCAGACACAGCAAATTGGGCGACAACAACTTATGTGACAGATAATGTTGTCACACCACTTAATGCCCTAGCTACTCGAACAGACACGCTAGAAAGCCAATATCAATCGTTAGGCAGCACATACTTATCTCAATCCAGTTTTACGGATTGGCAGCAATCATATTCTACAGACAAAACTGCAACGGCTGAGCGCCTAAATTCTCTCGCAACGTCATTAACTAACCCTAGCACTGGCTTATCAAGTAAAGCCAGTGTGAGCCAGCTTACACAAGCTAAAAACGATATTTATAACAGCTCTGTTTCGCAATTTGGGAGCATTGACGCTAAGTTTCGGAGCCAGCAAAGTGACATTAATGCGCGTGCGACTCAAACGGAAGTGAGCGATATAGCGGCTGGATTAGATGGCACTAGCATTAAGCGCCTATCTCAAGCGATAACAGCCCTTAAACAAGCAGGCTTTGACGCTCAAGCTCAACAGCTCAAAAATATTGACCAATCGGCCAGCGCAGACAGGGTGCAAATTAGCCGCCTTGATCGTATCGAATCAGAGTACAAAACAGGGTTAAGCGCTGCGAGTGCATCGATAGCCCAGGCACAAAGGACGCTCTCTGACAGCATATTGTCTTTGGCAGAAACCGTTGAGGTGCATAAAGCAGAATACGAAACAGAAAAAAGTACCTCTATTGCCACTAAAACAGAATTAAGCCAAGCGATTTCGGACGAGAAATCGGCTCGCGCTCTCAACATCAATCAACTCACAACCACCCTAAACGAGCAGTCTGCCACCATACAAACTCAAGCTGAAAGCATTGATGGTTTACGAGCGAATTGGGCTGTGAAATTTCAAACCGATACGCTTGGTGTAAAACGAATTTCAGGTTTCGTACTTAGCGCAGACGGACAAAATACAGCCGCACATTTCGATGTTGATCAATTTAGCATTTCAAAGCCCGGTGCCGAAGCGTTGGATTTTGCCGTTGCTGATGTATTGCAACCAGATGGCACCACTAAGCGCATGGTTGTTATGGATGCGGCTAGCATCGTTAATTTGGTAGTTAAAAATGCAATGATTGAAAGCATTTCAGCTGACAAAATCACAGCGGGATTACTTGGTGCTCAGTTTGTAGATACAGAAAACCTAACAGTAAAAGACGCCAAATCATCGAACTATCTTTATCAAACGTCAGGATGGCGATTAACAAAAGACGGATTCTTTGAAATCAATTCAAGCACCGATGATGGCCGAATCCAGCAAGACGGTAATGGCATTAAAGTGTATGACAGAAATGGCGTACTGCGTGTAAAAATGGGGAAATTGTAATGGCGGAAGTTATTTTGACCTTAGTAAAAGGTGAAGGGAAAGAGTTCCCTCTCACGTTCAACGATCAATCGGGAAACAGGCTTGATTTTACTGGCTCTAGTTTCTCATTTGCCATCGACATCATGGACGAGGAAGGAGTGAAACAAGGCACGATTGAGCAAGAAAGTGTAACGGTTTCACAGTATGAGAAGGGGAAAATTGACATAGTGTTTAACCAGAGTCTTGTCGATAATTTGCCATTAGGCGTCCATGGCTTACGAATTAAAAGCGATATTGGGACACAAGGATCACATAACGACAAGTACACAATCGCAAGCGACTTGGTGCGCGTTGTAAATGGCTGATTATGGCTTTGTTACTTATACGCAAAGTGGCGTAGAAGGTTTTAATCTAAGCACTCGAATCACAAAGAAGGTGCTGGATTTAACTGTTGAAGCGGACAGTTCGGGCAGCATGACTGTATCTGTTCCCGATAATCTCGCGGTCGCTATCACCGTTATACAGCTGGACGGTGACTCGTACATGAGACATTACCCGCATCGAGTTACCTTTGACGCGAGTACGAACGTATTAACCTATTCGCCAGGTGTGAATCCAGACCAAAAACTGGATGGTTTTGCAGAGTGGTCCATCCCTAAGCGTAGCCGATCAGCCATTATCATTTATGGTTTTGTCCCAGGGTGATTTATGACGTATGGTTTTGAAGTAACAATTAATGGTACCCAAGTTAAGCTTGATGACGAATACCAAAATATAGTGTTGCTAGGCAAGAAAACTGTCCAGCTCTCAGCAGGCTATCAAGTGGTATCGTTGACTGAGTTTGAGCATGAAAACCTAACAACCTGCATTCGCCATCTTGGCATTGGCGTGTCGTTCTTAGGGTATATTTATAGCAATGGCAAACGGGCTGGATTGAGGCTTTACGCAAGCTCAGCAGGCAAAGCCGAGTTAGCTTTTTTAGTCCCATTTTTTCCGCTTCCAGAACAAGGGTATGGAGTTATTCTATATAGTGAAAGTGGAGAGCAGAAGTTTCATTCAGATCATGTTTACTTTGATGTAAAGAATACGGGTGATCTATCGGTATCAGGGATAAACACAAACAAGGATATGTATGTTTTAAGCAATCCTGAAAGTCCATCGTTAAAATATTACCCTCATTACGAAGAGTATCAATTACCCGTCTATGGCCAGGTGCCGTATCAGTCATGTTATACAACCTATCGATACGTCACAAGTTGCTCTTATGTACCACCTAAAATGGTTTGTGGCGTTGTAAATGGCAGATATTCTTGCAGCTATCAGGGAGGAGGCCAAGTATGCACATCAAGGCTAGAACCCTATCGAGTTTGCAATACATTTTATAGAACCGAAGTCATAGGATATAGAACCGAGTCAAACAGCTGGGTTAATTGCACAAAAACAATCGGCATGATTCAACAAAGCGTAGACGGTAATTTAAAAAAAGTGACGGTCACATTAAATAATGATCAATATGTGTATGGCGTTCATGATCGAGGTAGCTACAATCATTACAATGGGCTGTCTTTCTCTTTGCCGGCTAACTTTGTAGTTAATCCACCATCTGATAAATTGGCGTTCAGCTCGCGAACGATAACATGCAAAGCGATTGTTTAATAAACAACCATCGAGCTGACAATTGATAACGAATAAGCTATAGTTTTCCCATGCTGCCATAAGTGTGTGCAGCCCCATTCTTTTTAAATTAAACCGTCCAAGTGGCGGTTTTTTTGTGCCTAAAAAAGGTGAACCATGAACGTTAGCCGAACCTATGACATAGAGGCGATTGACGCCATATTGAGAGATCCGTCTGTATTTGGCGGCATCATTGATGATAGCTCACCTGCAAAATCTGAGTTTTCAGCAGTCAACATAATGAAAGATGCCAGAAACATCGTACTCATGGTTACGGAAGACGGGGCGAATATTGGGTGTTTTATTTGTATTCAATGCTCACCATCAACATACGAAGGTCATATAAATTTAACCGCGCTTTGTCGTGGCAGAACGGCTTTAGAGGCGCTTGAGTTAGGGGCTGGCTGGCTTTTCACAAATACCGATGCATTCCGAATCATTGGCATTACGCCAGAATCGAACAAACCCGCTTTATTCATCACGCGCCTTGCTGGTTACCAACCGCTTAGAGTTAGAGAAAACGCAGTAACAATATCAGGAATTAAACAGAGTGCCGTCCAGTCAGAATTGACGCTTTATAAGTGGCTTTCAACTCAACCTGTTTGTGAAAGTGAAAACATAGAACTTGATACTTGGCATCTTCAAAACCTTCTTTTTGCTAAGACCCTTGTTGAATCTGGCAACGACAAAAAAGCGGCATTCTTACTTTCTGAGTTATCACATCAATCTTATGCAAAGCGAATTTGTATTAAAGATTATCCAATTATCAAAATTGAAGCGACAAGCTTCCATGTCAAAGACATTTTTAGGAGAAACATATGGGTGTAGGTGCAGCAATAGCTGGCGTTGGCGGTGCAGTTGGTTTGTACTCGGCTAATAAATCCAGCAAAAACGCAAACAGAGCAATGGATCAGCAAGATAGTGCTATTGCAGCTCAAAACGCTATCGCTCAGCAACAGCTAGAAATGGCCCAAGAGCAATACGACTATTACAAAACAACATATCGTCCTCTTGAGGAAGAGATTGTTGCAAATGCAGGGCTTTCTGATGCGGAACAACAGGAAATGGTCACAAAAGCTGGGCTGACTACTCAGTCCGCTTTTGATAGTGCCGAAGCCTCTCGAAACCGAAATCTTCAACGCATGGGCATTAATCCGAATTCAGGCGCCTACGCTGAAAACACGCGTAAGAGCGCCATTTCAAAAGCGGTGGCCAAAGCCAACTCTCAGAACACAACAAGAGCACAGGCGGAAGAAATGGACTACAACCAAAAGGTTGCAGCGGTCGGTCTTGGTAAAGGGCTTCCAACGGCAGCGGCAGGATTAATGAGTAGCGCATCAAGCAACTACGCTAACCAAGCAAGTTCTTATGGACTTCGTGCCAGCATGTATGGACAGCAAGCATCTAACAGCATGCAGTTAGGTCTGGGGATAGCTGGCGCAGCAATGGGCTCATATGGCTCATACAACGATAAAGGTAAGTTTGAGCCTTCTGATAGTGGAGACTTTCAGCTTACTCAATTTGGTAAAGGTGTATTAGGAGTATTTTAATATGAGTTTTGGTCTAGGTTATATAGCAGATGGTTTTTTAAAAGGTCAGGAACGCAACACAAACTTTGGGCTGCGTCGAAATCAAGAAAGGCGTGAGGAGACAAAGTTCGGGCTTCAAGTGCCTGTTCTTGAGGCTGAAAAGGTGAAAGCCGAGGAGTTCATGTCTGATGAATCGAAATTAGCAAGGGCAAATAAACAAACAAATGACGGAGTTATCTCAAATAACAACGCCACGATTTCTGGCTATGATGCAATCATTAAAGGGAATGATGCTTCTGCACAAAATATAGCAAGAACCAACCGAGAGCGTGAAGCTAAAGCGTTAGGGGCTGAAAGCTTAGCTGAGGGCTATGGACTTGGTAATACGATTAAGCGGCAACAAATAAGATCAGGTGAAGAGCAATTCACGACCAAAGCAATTGAATTTAGAAAAAAGCAGCAAGAATTCGCGCTTCAAGCTCAGGCATACGATCAACATATGCAGGAAATATTTAGAACGGGGAATGAAGCAGAAATTAAAATGAAAGCTCAAGAGGCTTTAGATAATAGAGACATCGAGATTTTAGGATTGATCAAATCAGGGGATGAAAAATCCGCGCTAACCTATCTTAATTCTCTCTTGGAAAATAAAGGGCAAAATTTTACTAGAATAGAAATGAGAAATGGTGAGATTGCCATTTTTAACGACAGCGGAATAGTTAAAGCTTACGATAAAGAAAAGATTGATGGCTTAAACTACCGAGTAAAAAATAGAGCCGCCAAGGCAAGAGAAGCAAAAGCAGGAACACCAAAAGTTAATGTCGAAAAACTTTTTGATGAGCAAGGCAATCAGATTGGCGAAAGACCTTACATTACCAAAACAGACCCACAAACGGGTGAATCATACATTGAGTATCCTAAAGAGCGTAAAGGTACAGCATCAGACGTGGCTCCAGTGGCGGACATTCAAGACCGTATTGAGACAGTCGAGTTCATGTATAGCCGCAATCAAATCTCGAAAGAGCAATACGATAAGTTTATGAGCGATTTAAAGCAGACCAACGCAGCCCAACCGCAGGGTGAACAGTATCCATCAGAAGACTTTTTATACCGATAGTAAATTTTTTGCTCACACCCCTTAGGAAAGCCCGCCATGCGCGGGTTTTTTTTGCTCGGAGAAAACACCTTGAAAGACATTACACTTGATGAAATTAATCGTCTCGCACTCATTAGACAGGAACTTAGATTAAAAGCAGAAGCCGAAAACGAGCCGAAAAGCGAGCAAGGCATCATTCTTGACTCAGTCGATGCTTTTCAACACGGCATCCTGAGTGGTGCGGCAGATTTAGCAGATGGTGCTCGCTACGCGACAGGCTCAGAAACCATAGGTAAAGGCGCAAACTTTTTGCGGAAACAGGCGGGTAATCAAATTGACCAAATGTCATCAAGTGGTCGCGAGGCGTTTCAAAACTTTGGCATAGAATCCAACGATGACAGTATCACTGGTTATGGATTTAAAGAAGGTAGTAACGCAAAGGGCTTTGGCCTTAACTTTATTAGTGGTCTTGGTAGCTTTGCACCAACAATGGCCCCCGGGCTTGGTGCTGCCAAGGTTATTTCGGCGGCAGGTAAGGCAACAGGGATTGCAGGTAAAAGTGCTAAAGCGGCCACAGCGCTAGATAAAGGTGCTGATGTTGTAGGTTTTGCAGGCGTTGGCGCTGCAAGCATTGGTGGTTCTACAGGTAACCAAGCTTACGAGACCGTTTCCAATGCATCGTTAATGGATCTTGCTAATGCTCCAGTTTATAGGGAAAAGTATCGATCATTAAGGGAGGGAGGATTAGATCATGAATCGGCTGTGTACCAAGCACGTGAAGATTTAGCTCGTGAACTAGCCACCGAAGCGGCAAAAGATGGTGCCATCATGGGTGCGATCACGCAGGGTGCACTTGGCCCAGTAATGGGTAAGTTATTCCGTGGTGAGGCTGGCGGTATCGGTAAAGCAGCCGCAACCGGTGCTATTACAGAAGGCTCGCAAGAGTTAGTTGAAAGCGGTGGTCAAACCGCTATTTCTAATATGGCGGTTAATCCAGCGGTACCAACCAACACAATGGATAATGTAATTGGCGATGCGCTAACAGGTGCCATGGTCGGTGGCCCAGTTGGTGGCGCTTTTGGTGGCGCTGGGTCTGTTCGAAATCGATTTAGTCAACCTAAAGACGATGTCACTAGCACGGATACGCAGCCAGTAGATAACAGCACAGCATCCCCTGTTGATCAAATTCAAGCGCAAATTGATCAAATTGAAACGCAGATGCAATCCGGCTTGGATACCATGACCGATGCAGAGTACGAGCAAGCCGCACAAACGCGAGCTAATTTGTTAAACGAGCTGGATAGGCTCGTAGGAAATACAGATGATTCTCTTAGCCTTATCGAGAAAGATCAAAACTATCAGGTAATAGAAGATCAAATCACGGATCTTGAAAATAGGATGATTGAGAATGGCGACAATCTATCCCCACCTGAATTTGCCGAGCTTGAAGCAAAGCGAAATGAACTGCTTCAAAGACGAGCGGAAATCACTGGCGAACAGCCTATGGACTTTTCTGGTCCAGTAGAAAGCCAGGCACAAACAGAGCAGCTTTTCGAGTCTAGTGGCATGACTGAAGAGGGGGGGATCTACGAAGGTGACGTGTTACGAGACTCATTACAACCCGAAATACCGCTGGAGAACAGGGAAATATCCAGTGATTACGCAGACTATCAACCCGTTGAGCAAATCAGTAACCCTGTTAATCAACAAAATAGCCTTACGCCATCAGAACCAAAAGCACAAGTTATCGCACAACCTACTAATGACGTAGTCTCGCCCGTCACTCAAGAAGCACCGATTCCCCCTAGTGCACTGCAAGAGCCTATTACCTTGCCAACTAAAACACCAGTTGAAGCGCCAGTATTGCC